AGCAATGCCTAAAGTCGTTCTCGCGGATGGCAAGACCCGCACCTTCGCTTATACAAAGTCTGGCATGAAGGCGGCAAAGGAATACGCCCGACAGTACGGTGGCCGTGTTTCCGAGGTGTCGATGAAAACCAAGATGATGAAGAAGAAGGAAAAATAGATGCCGATGAAGGAAGGCAAGTCTGACAAGGCTATCGGCCAGAACGTCAAGATGCTGATGAAGGAAGGCCGTCCGATGAAGCAAGCCGTCGCCATTGCAATGCGTAAGGCTGGTAAGCCGATGCCGAAGGGCAAGAAATGAAAAAGCCCGTCTGGGAAAAGAAGCGCCCTAAAAGCGCGGGCAAGCCGAAGTCTTTGACGCCGGAGCAGAAGCGTAACGCCATGCGTGCCGCGAAGAAGGCTGGTCGCCCTTATCCCAACCTGATCGACAATATGCGGGCCGCTCGTGGTTAAGAAGATTTACCAGAATCCCGCTGGCGGGCTGAACGAGGCTGGCCGCAAATACTTTGAGCGCAAGGAAGGCGGCAACCTGAAAGCGCCGGTCAAGTCAGGCACTAATCCGCGCCGCGTGTCTTTTGCCGCTCGTTTCGCTGGCATGAAGGGTCCGATGAAAGACGAAAAGGGCCGACCGACGCGCAAGGCGCTTGCTCTCAAGGCTTGGGGCTTTGGATCGGTGGAAGCCGCTCGCAACTTTGCGGCGCGGAACAAGAAGGATTAAGCGATGCTCCCGGTAGAACAAATCCTCAAGCGCCATGACGCCGCGCAGCGCCGCAAGGACAACTGGCGCCAGATTTACGAAGATTGCTACGAGTTCGCTCTGCCGCAGCGCAACCTGTATGACGGCTACTACGAAGGCGGCGGCTCGCCGGGCCAGAACAAGATGGTCCGCGTATTTGACTCCACCGCCATCAACGCGACACAGCGTTTTGCCAACCGCATCCAGTCGGGCCTGTTCCCGCCGTATGGCCGCTGGTGCCGTCTTGAACCCGGTCCCGACATCCCCGAAGAACGCCAGATGGAAGCGCAAATGGCGCTCGATCTGTACGCCGAAAAGATGTTCGCGCTTCTGCGCCAGACCAACTTCGATCTGGCGATGGGCGAGTTCCTGCTTGATCTTGCTGTCGGCACCGCCGTCATGCTTGTCCAGCCGGGTGACGACGCCACACCGATCCGCTTCACCGCCGTGCCTCAGTACCTTGTCAGCATCGAGGAAGGCGCACATGGCAAGGTAGATAACGTCTATCGCCGTATGCGCCTGAAGGGCGAGGCGATTAAGCAGCATTGGCCCGATGCCGTCCTGCCGGATCGTCTGGCGCGAATGATCTCGGAGAAGCCGACCGAGGAAGTTGAACTGATTGAGGCCACCCTGCTTGACGTTGAGCGCGGTGACTTTGACTACCACGTTATCTGGCCGGGCGCGAAAGAGCAGCTTCTCCACCGCAAGATGAACTCGTCGCCGTGGATCGTGGCGCGTTACATGAAGGTGGCGGGCGAGGTTTATGGTCGCGGCCCGCTGGTGACGGCGATTCCCGATATCAAGACGCTCAATAAAACGCTGGAACTTCTGCTCAAGAACGCATCGCTCTCTATTGCCGGTGTCTACACCGCCGCAGACGATGGCGTGTTGAACCCGCAGACGGTACGCATCGTGCCGGGTGCGATCATCCCCGTGGCGCGTAACGGTGGCCCGCAGGGCGAAAGCCTCAAGCAGCTTCCGCGCTCAGGCGACTTCAACGTATCGCAGATCGTCATCAACGATCTCCGCATGAACGTGAAGAAAATCCTGCTGGACGACAGCTTGCCGCCTGACAATATGAGCGCCCGTTCCGCCACGGAAGTTGCGGAGCGCATGAAGGAACTGGCGCAGAATCTTGGCTCTGCGTTTGGCAGACTTATCACCGAGACTATGGTTCCGCTGATCTCGCGCATCCTGTATGTGATGGATGAGCGCGGTCTGATCGAGATGCCGTTGCGCGTCAATGGCCTTGAAGTCAAGGTCACGCCGGTATCGCCTATCGCTCAAGCTCAGAACCTTGGCGACATCGAGAAGATCATGCAGTGGGTCCAGCTTTCTTCTGGCCTTGGGCCGGAGGGCCAGATGGCGGTCAAGACTTCTGCCATCTCGGACTATGTTGCTGACAAGCTGGGCGTCCCCGCCCAGTTGCGGACCACGATGGAGGAACGTCAGCAGATGATGGAACAGGCTGCACAGATGGCCCAGATGGCCGCGCAGCAGCAAGGCATGATGCCGGGTGGAGAAGAACAGCCGCCCGCACCTGAAGGGGGAATGACAGAGGAGGAGATGATGATGGAGGAAGGTGAAATTTAATGACAGTAGTAGAAGGCTGGGACGGGATTCGCTCCGTTGAGCCGGAACTGCGAAAGACGCAGAAGGACGATCAGGACGAACTTGATCGGTTGTATCTCCGGGTTTTCGGCAGTGAAGATGGGCAGAAGCTACTCGCCCATTTACGTTTCATAACAATCGAACAGCCAACGTGGTATCCCGGCGAGGAAGCCTCGCATGGGTTTGCGCGTGAGGGCCAGAACTCAATCGTCCGCGAAATCGAGCGGCGCATGAAAAGAGGTAGTAATCAATGAGCGACGAATCTCAGGGTCTTTTGGACTCCGCTTCGGTCGAGTCTGAGGAAGATAAGTCCACGCAGGAAGAAGTCAGCATCTCTCACCTTGAGGAACCCAGACAGGCAGAGCCGTCTGTGGACGATGTGACTGTTGCGGAGGACGGCGAGGAAACCGAGTTTGAGCGCCCCGAATGGTATCCAGAGAAGTTCTGGAACGAGGAGGAAGGCCCGGACATCGAGAACCTTGTGAAGTCCTACAACGAACTTCAGAAGAAGATGATGAACGGCGAACACAAGGCGCCCAAGGAATACGACACCAAGGTGTTGCAGGACGCTCAGGTGCCGGAGGACGACCCCCTTTTCACGGCCTACCGCGATTGGGCCAAGGAAAACGGTATCAGCCAGTCCGCCTTCAACGAACTTGCCAGCAAGTTTATTGAGATGTCTGGGGCTGAAGCCGAACAGGCCAAAATGTCCTATCAGGAGGAATACAAGAAACTCGGCCCGAACGCGGATGTGACGATCAAATCCATGACCGATTGGGCGCAGAGTCTTGTCCGCAAGGGCGTCTGGAGTCAGGACGATTTTGAGGAATTTAAGATCATGGGCGGCACCGCCCAAGGTCTGCGCGCCTTGCAGAAAATCCGCTCCTATTACGGCGACCAGCCTGTGCCGGTTGATGTTGGACCTGTTGATGGGCTTCCGTCCAAGGAAGAACTGAACGCGATGGTGGGCAAGCCGGAATACGTCAGCGACCCGGCATACCGCGCCAAGGTCGAAAAGCTGTTCGATCAGGTTTATGGGACGCAGGACTACAATCCCAGCTTCTGATTTATATTTTCTATTGACACGGGGGGTATTTACATACCCCCCGTTTATCTATATCTTGTAGGCGTTGGAACAACCGCTTGTCGGCCCGGCACAAACGCTTGGGGACTTGTGCGTAACAGTCCAAGCCGCAGCCCGGTGACGGAACAACTGCTTGGCGTCTAACCATTAACTCTGATTGAAAGGATAAAGAAATGGCTGTTGGCATTTCTTCGGCCTTCGTTCAGTTGTTCGATGCGGAAGTCAAACAGGCTTATCAGGCGTCCCGTGCGCTTGCCGGTGTTGTCCGCGAACGTAACAACGTGGAAGGCAATCAGGTGAAGTTCCCGAAGATCGGGAAAGGCACCGCTACTGTGCGTGTTCCTCAGACTGATGTGACCCCGCTGAATGTGTCGTACTCTCAGGTTACGGCCACCATGTCGGACTACATCGCTGCTGAGTATTCCGACATCTTCCATCAGGCGAAGGTTAACTTCGATGAGCGCCGCGAACTGGTGCAGGTCGTTGGTAACGCGATTGGTCGCCGGATGGATCAGCTTGTCATCGACGCGCTGAACTCGGCTTCGTCCCCCTCCACCGTTGGCACTGACATCGGTGGCGTTGGCACGAACCTGAACCTCGCCAAGCTGCTGGCGGCTAAGAAGGCTCTGGACGCGAAAAACGTCCCGGCTGAAGGCCGTTGCATGGTTATTCACGCGAACGGCCTTGCCGCTCTGCTTGATGAAACCGAACTGACCAGCAGCGATTTCGCCACCGTCAAGGCTTTGTCGATGGGCGAAATTGACACCTTCCTCGGCTTCAAGTTCATCATGCTTGGCGACCGTGACGAAGGTGGCTTGCCGCTGCCGTCAACCCGTTCCAGCTTCGCGTTCCATCGTGACGCGGTTGGTCTGGGTGTTTCCATGAACCAGAAGTCCGAGATCAACTACGTCCCCGAAAAGACGTCGTTCCTCGTTTCTTCGATGTTCTCGGCTGGTGCCATCGCCATTGATGACGAAGGCATTGTCAAGATCAGCAGCACCGAATAAGGAGGGCTAGATCATGGCTTTTGATTCCGCTGGCCTCGGTGTCGTTTCGGCTTCCAAGAAGGGTAATGCTCCCAGCATCTACACCTATCAGACCGCCGACACGATTGCCGACGTAAATACCGCTGGTTACTTCAATGATCTGTCGGACACCCTCGCGGTGGGCGACCTGATCTATTGCGTGACCTCCACTGGTGGCACTCGCGTTAGCACGCTCACTCAGGTTCTGTCGAACTCTGGTGGCGCCGTTGACGTTGCTGATGGCACCACGCTGGCCGCTACGGACGGCGACTAATGGATTGGGGGCGGGCTTGTCCCGCCCCCTTTCTTCCTGATTGGAGTTATCCGAATGGCCGCTGGCGATACCAAACTTTCCATTTGCAACGACGCCCTGCTTCTTCTTGGCGCGGCCACTCTTTCAAGTTTCTCTGACGGCACTGATGAGGCGCAGATCGCGGATCGTCTTTATGATGATCTGCTTGGAACTATCCTCATGCAGTATCCGTATTCTTGGTCGATCAAGAAAGTTAAGCTGGCCCAGCTTGAGGCCGCGCCGATCAATGAATGGAAATACAAATACGCATTGCCGGGTGACATCCTTGGCAATCCCAAAGCCGTGTTCACAACGAGCGCGGTCGGCGGTGTGCCGATGCGCGAGTTTGAAATTTACGGCACCGCGCTGTTCACGAACTACGAGTCAGTTTGGATTGATTACCAATACGAGCCGGATGCGTCATTCTTCCCGCCGTACTTT